GGCACCTGACCCAGGTTGGGCCGGCTGTGGGTGCAGCGCCCCGTCACCGTGCCGTAGTGGTTGACCTTGCCGTACAGCCTGCCTCCCTTCTCCAGCTTCAGGTACGCCTCGCGCCCCTCCGCCAGTTGGCCCAGCCTCTTGGTCAGCATGAGGTACTCGCGCAGCAGCTCGACCTCGGGGTAGTCCAGTCCCTTCAGCGTGGACTCGTCCACCTTGGGACGCCCATCGGCGGTGTACTCCTTAGGGTCCCAGCCGTACTTGTCCTGCAAGTTGGCCGCGATCATCGACCGGCTGCCCGGGTTGAACGGAGTCACCTTCTTCTTGCGAGCCCCGACGATCAGCGACGAGCGCACCTTACTAGGAGCCTCGGACTTGGTGCGGTAGCGCGTGCCGTCCGGGGCCACATAGTATTCCACCGCCTTCATCGGAGTCACCACGGGAGGGAACGCCTCCCGCAGCTCACCCTCCAATAAACTCTTGCGGCTCACCAGCTTGGCGTACAGCTCGACCGCACTGTCGTGGTCGAACGGGATGCCGGCACGCATCTGGTCCTGCAACACCTGAGCGAACTCATGCTCGACATCGGACGCCCGCGCGTCAGGGCACCGAGTCGGGTGGGACAAATACTCGTACAGCTTGCGGGTGACCTCGACATCCTGCACGCAGTAGTCACCCATCTCGGGGGTGAACTTGTCCCAGTTGTTCTGCTTCCCGTACTCACCCTTGTGGCACCCAAGCCTGTAGCCCCACGCCTCCAGTGAGTGCAGGCCCCGCAGGTTCTTAGGGATGCCGCTCTCCCCCTTAGCCCAGTCGTCGTTAGACAGGTCGGGGTGAACCAGACGGGACAGCACCAGCGTGTCGTACAGCTCGCCGTGTTCCCAGTCCGGGTACAGCTTGGTGATGGCCGGGATGTCGAAGCCCAGGATGTTGTGCCCGATCAGGACATCCGCACTAGACAGAACTTCCAGCCCACGCTCGATCTCTCCCGGACCATACAGCACCTGCTGCTTGCCCTCAGGGTCAGAGACACCGATGCAGTGGATGGCAGTCAGTCCGTCCAGCGTCAGGAAGTCGTCGATGCCGGTCGTCTCGATGTCGAAGATCAGCTCAGAACTCAATGGTTTCCTCCTCAGTCTCGGGGACGAAGTCGGACTCCAGCAACCGACCAGTGTCCTTGTTGTAGTTCAGGAACGCAGCAACCCCGGTGTCACCGGAATACCTGTTCTTCAGTACGCGCACCGTGGTCAGGTTGGGGTTGTCTCCCTGCTGGTCCCGCTCCAGTCCCACCACCACATCAGCAAGCTGGCCGATGGCGGAGCTACCGCGCAGCAGGTTGAGGCTGGTCTGTCCTCCCTCTTCCAGTGCGCGTCCCTCACCACGCCGCAGGTGGCTGACAAGGAACAGAGTGATGCCCTTCTCCTCGACGAGCTGGCGCAGCTTGGTGCAGGCACTGTCGATTCTGCGCCGCTCGTCCCCACCTTCCAGTGCTGACACCACGATAGACAGGTGGTCGAGGAACACGGTGGTCACTCCGCACGCTGCCATCTGCCGGATCTTGGAGATGAGCCGGTCATTCTCCATCGAGCCGAAGTGGTCATAGAACACCACATTGCCCGTGCCCAGCGTGGCGTCGAACGCCTGCTTCAGCTCCTCCTCGGGCACAGTGTCCCGGACATGGTGCAGGTGGACCGGCTTGTTGAGGTGGACGCCGATCAGGCCGAGGGCGCTGCGATCCACGCTCTCCTCCAGTGCGATGTAGCCCACCTTCTCGCCGGCCATCATCAGGTAGTAGGCCAGCTCGCGGCAGATCGAGGACTTGCCCACGCCGGTGCCACTGGTCAGCACCACCATGGTGCGGGGGTGGATAGCGTGCAGCTTCTCGTTCATCCCTTCCCAAGGGTAGGGGTGCCCGCTGTGGTCCTGCTTCTCGTTGAGCTTCTCCCACAAGTCCTGCCCGTAGACCAGACCGTCAGGGCGGTGGGGCCGTGCCCTCCAGATCGCGTCGATAAGCTCGCTGCCTCTGCCGGCCACCAGCATCTCGTTCGCATCCTTCAACGGGAGCGAGGCGAGGCTGGCCTTGCCGGGGGACAGCAGCTCGGCGCAGTCACGCGCTGCCTGCTGGCCCGGGTCGTCCATGTCGAACAGGAACACCACCTTCTCGAAGGACTCAAGGTATTCCGCATTCTCTGCCACGGCCTTGGCCGCACCGCTGGCACCGTTAGGCACACTGACCACGGGCCACTTCAGGCTCTGGAGCTGACTGACTGACAGCGCATCCAGCTCGCCCTCGGTCACCACGATCATCTTCTGGTTCGGAGCCCAGAGGTGGGCACCGTACAGCAGGCGCGGCACTGCGCGGCTGTCCCCAAGGATGGTGAAACTCTTGGAGGGGAAGCGCACCTTCTGCGCCACCACGGTCCCGTTCATGTCCCGGAAGTTCGCTACCTGCACCGGGCTACCGTTCAAGGTAGCGGTGCCGTAGCCCCACTTGCGGCATGTCTCTTCACTGAGGTGCCGCTTGTTCAGCGGCTGGTACTCACACTGGAGCAGGTTGGTCTTGGCTGTCATGGCTGTCTTGGGCTTGCCTTCTCCTTCGTAGTGGCCGCAGCCGAAGCAGAAGGAGTGGTCGGAATAAACTGCGAGGTTGTCTTTGCTGCCGCAGCTCGGGCAGGGTGCGTGTCTTAGGAACACGCTCGAATCGTCAGCTTGATGCAAGGCTCCTCCTCTGCCCACTGCTTGAAGGCGTACACCTTCTGCACCTGCGCGTCGTCCTTCAGGACCGTGGGCTGGCACAGATCCAGCACGGCCTTGAGGTAGTTGTCGATGTCAGGCTTCGGGGCATCGAGCTTGGTGGACTTGGGCCGGCGGCAGTGGAACTCCACAAACACCGCAACCGGACCAGTGAAAGGCAGAGAGCTGCGCCTCGGCTCCCCGTGGAGAGCGGCATCGAGCGCCACCGGCCCGTCTTCCTGCAGGAAGTCCTTGTACCTCCCAGCGTAGTAGGTACGAGTCCAGTTCCCACGCTTGACGAAGCGAGGCCGAGACGCCGGCACCGGATCCAAGTCGAGGCGCAGCTCAATTTCCATCAGAAGTCAGCGTCGGCGGTGTCGTCGAACGGTTCCGGGTCCTTCTCGGTGGCGACGAAGCCGCCGTCAACAGAGCCGAAGCCGAAGTCAGTGTCACCTCCGCCGAAGGAGGACAGCTCGATGATCTGCACAGCCCGGATGTCGAGTGCGATGCCGATACCGATGGGGGCGATCCAGCCCCGGCAGGTCATAGCCACGCGCAGCTTGCTGCCGCCGCCGATCACCTCTTCCAGCTTGCCGATGCCGGCACCGCTGGCGTCGAAGAACTGGATCTTGTTCTTCTGCACATTGCCGTTGCGGTCCTTCCACTCAGCGCCACGCTTGCACTTGAGGATCCAGTAGCCAGACGGCTCGCCGTCCTCGTACTCCTCCTGCCAAGGCGTCGGGCTGAACGCAGCCAGGGGCTTCTTCTTCTCGGCCTTGCGCTCGGCGTTGGCCTTCTTCACCCACTCGTCCAGCAGAGCGGTCAGCTCCTCGATGAGGGGGCGGGCGTCCTTCTCAGGGATGCGGAGATCCACATGGTACTCCCCGCCCTTCGCCTGCTGGGACTCGAAGCGAGTGTCGGGGTTGTTGAGGGACGGGTACTTGGCGATGCCAATAGGGGTGGTGATGTTCTTCAGCTTCATATCAGGTTGCGAAGTATCGAGACTCCGCGATCATCGTCGGGTTGAAGTCACGCACCATGGGTGGCGCGGGAACTTCGATGTCGAGGGACTTGTGAAGTTCCTCAAGGGGACTCTCCTCTCCGCCGAACAGCTCGGCAGCACATGAGAGGAGAGCGTTCCGTAGGGCGGGCAGGTCGGCAGCGTGCGTGCCGAAGCAGTCATGCACCAGCGCGAAGTTATCGACGCCATGCTGGCCGGCACGGACCACCGCCATGGTGGCAAGGGCAGCATCGAATGAGTGCGTCAGGTTAGGCATGGCTGTCGAGACACACTTGACCTTGTCGAGTTGGTCGGTGTCTTCGGTCAGCTTAGTGATCCGGTAGCTGCGTCCGCAATAGGTCTTGACCCTCACGAACTTAGGTTTCCGGTAGTCGTTCCTAACCTCCAGCCCAGTAGGGGTTTGCCACTCCAGCACCTTGCCCTGGCTCGCCAGGATGCGCGTCACTTCCTGCACCCACTCCATGCCGGCCATGACTGCGGGGCACCGCTTGGCTACCAGCTCGCGCAGCAGACGGGCGAGGTGGAAGGACGCCTTGCCCATGTTGGTGAAGGCATCGAAGCCTCCCTCCTCCTCGACCACGGCCACGATGGAGTCGGCCATACCCCGCAGCGTGGCGGAGTAGGGCAGCGTCATGATGGGGCGCTTGACTACCTTGCGGGTCAGGTGCAGGGAGCGCAGCCACTCAAGGTCCATGGGGTCCAGCCGGCGGCGCATGATCTGCTTGGCCTCCCCAAGGATGTCGAGGTACAGGTCAGCAGGCTGGTCCGTGGGTAGGACATTGGTAGCCCGTGCCGTAGCTGAGTCACGCAGCAGCAGCGACCATATCTGGAACCCGTTGTTGCTGGCGTCGATCCTGATGGGGAGGTGCGACGGGTAGCTCGGGTCCTTCCACACCTGCGCCACCTCCATGCACCAGCGAAGGAACATCCACGGCTCCTTGGCCTCGGTCCAGAAGGGTTCGCTCAGGGAGTAGGCAGCGCAGCTCTCGATGTACTCCCGGTGCCCAGCCACCCAGTCGAGCTGGTGCTTGCGGGTGCCGGACACACCGTAGAGGGAGGCACCGTAGGCCAGCAGGTCGTCCATGCCCTGCCCCACCGGCTTGCCTTCACTGAACTCCAGCAGCGCCTTGGCTAGGTCACTGCCCTGGGGGGACAGCGTCGAGGCGGCGGGGTACATGCGTCCCCTGAAGTCACAGTAGTGGACGAAGAACAGGTCATTGCCGGCGGCGTGCTTGGCAAGGGACAGCAGGGAGGCGACCCTCACCCTCTGCCCCTGCTCCCTCTTCCTCACGGTGTGGATGCGAAACCTGTCCCTCCGGTACTGCATCCACTCCTCCGAGTCCTCCGCCACCTGGGGGGCAGGGGGGAAGGGGGTCAGCTCCTGAGAGGGGACGCCGGTGGCCGGCATGCCACGCCTGAAGGCAGTGTCGAGCAGCTCCAGCATCTGCTCGTTCACGCGCCACGCTGTCTCCTGTTGCAGGTTCAGTGCGCGGTGTACCTCGGGGGCCGGCGAGGACTGCGGGTGCTTGCTCCGCACCATGGCAGTCTCGATGGTGGGGAACCCACCGGAGTAGTCGCGCCACGGTACGGGCGGCGCGTTGTACAGAGGGGGAAGCAGCGGGCGTAGTAGCTCGGCCTGTGCGTGCGCCCCGGACAGCCATGAAACAAGGCGCTCGGAGGCGGCTACATACTGCACCGTCTTACGCTTCCCCCGTCGTTCTGTTGTCAGCTCCACCAGACCAGTCGTCTCGATGAAGAGGGACAGTGCCACCATCCCTGCCTTGCATCGTATCTCAACAGGGGGGAGAGGGTGCCCCCCTTCTTGGTTCATGTACGACGCCAGCCGGCTGGCCTTGTGAGTCTCGGACCAGTAGGGCAGCAGCTTCCGCATGCCCCGGGCGAACCTAGGATCTGTCCTGTCTGCCTTGTGCAGGATGGACTCGACTGCCAGGGCTGTGCCGATCTTGATGCACAGGGTGGAGTACACGCGGGGGCTGTGCGCCCCGTCGAGGATGGCCCTGCATACCAGCAGGGCGCGGAGGTCGGGAGCCAAGGACTCCAGCAGGTCCACCGCACTATGGTTCCTGCCGGGTCCTTGGCTGGCCCGGGTAACCCACCCGGAGAGAGCCGCCGCCAGAGGGGGGACCACCTGCCCCAGCAGGTTCGCACCTACCAGGGTGTCAGTCTCCCGCTCCTGTGCCTGAGCCTTCCGCCACTGGGAACGGTAGCGGTCCACTCCAGCACGCAAGGCGCGAGTCTCCTCCGGGCGAGCGTTCACTGGATGGCGTCGATGGCTGCGGTGTAGTCGTGCGGTGCGAGGTGGGAGTAGCGCACCGTGGTCTGGATGTCCTGATGGCGGGCCAAGTCCTTGACCGTCTTCAGGGGGACGCCGGCCTGCACCAGCCGAGACACGAAGGTGTGCCGGCAGGTGTGCCACACGAAGTCCGGGTCGTCCAGCTTGTTCAGCTCCCCGCGCATCAGCTCCCAGTAGTACCGGCAGGTGTGCTTCGTGCATTCGCGGAACGGCCCACGCTCAGGGTCGAACAGCCGCCGGCGCATGACCACCTCCCGGGCACGGGCAGTGAGAGGCACGCTGCCTGCGTTGGCTCCCTTCTGCTCCCACACCGTGACCCGCTCGTCGGTGATGTCCTTCCAGTCCAAGGCCAGTGCCTCCCCCAGCCGCAGGCCGGTGTCGCACAGGAACAGGAACAGGTCGGCATGCACAGGGGACCGGCTGTCCAGCTCACGGTGGATCCGCTCGATGTCCTCTGTGGAGTAGAAGGACACCCGCCCCTTGGACTCACGCCGGCGGGGGATCTGCGGCTTGTCCTTCATCCAGCCCATGCGGTGGGCGTAGCTGAACATCTTGGACAGCACCGCCAGCTTGCGGTTCACGGTCGCCGGCGTGCTGCCCTCGGCCACCTTGTCTGCGAACTGCTGCACCGTCAGCTCGTTGATGTAGGAGAGCTGTAGGTCCCTGCCGAAGTACTGCTCGACCGCTCGCATGTTGCAGCGGATGGTCGGGGCAGACTTGGCGTCCTTCCAGTAGCGGTCCCAGGTCTTGTCCAGTAGTTCCCCGAAGGTGGTGGGCACGCTCGATGCCTGCCGCACACCGGGCGGGGTGGCGTTGCCTTGGTTGAAGGCAAGCAGAGTCTCGGCATGCCATAGCTCGGCAGCCTCTCGGGTCTTGAAGGTGCGCCGGTAGCGTGCGCCGGCAGGTGAGGTGAGGTCCGCCATGAAGGCGGTCCCTCTGCGTCTGATAGTCATGGCTTGGTGAGGTACTTAGTGGTCAGCTTCCAGATCGAACCATTGCCAACCCACTGGGGAACCTTGCCCCGTGCAGCCAGCCACTGGTGAACCCACTGGGCTCGTCCGTTCCGGGAGAAGAAGTCGTCGTCGCAGGCGCGGCAGATCCACCACCCACCGAACAGACGGTGGGGGCGGTCCTTACTGCACCAGTCACAGGTCGAGGGCTTTGGCTTGCTCTGCATCGCGGATCTCCTCGAACCATCCGGGGACACCGAGAGGGGCTCGCGCCCAAGACTCGGGGCCAGTGATGTACGCCTTGCCCAGCGCAAGGTAGTGCTGGTAGGAGTCGGTGGTGGTGGCCTTCTGGTACTCGCTCGGCATGCACGCCGGCGGCTCAGTCCACGGAGTAGAGAAGGGGATCAGGATGGGAGGGTCAACCAGCAGGGCGAGTAGCTTGCTGCTCTCTACCTTGTGGACTCGGCCGTACCGCAGCTCGTACTCCTGGCACAGGAAGGTGAGCAGCCGGTAGGTCCAGTGGTACTGCTGGTCCCCGGACATCACCCAAATTGCAGAGGGGTGGCGCTGGTGGGTGGACTTGTAGAAGTCCTCGAACGAGATACCCGGCACTTCGGCATCGAGGCAACGGTGTGCAGTGCAGAGGAGCTGTGCAGTCTCCAGCACCATCTTGACCAGCAGCTTGTCAGGCAGGTCGGAGGCGCAGGTCGATGCCCAGCGTGAGGTGTAGAAGATGTTCATGGCTAGGTCAGTAGGACAGGGAGGGTCATGAAGAGGAGGAACAGTAGGATGTCTCCCACCGTTCCGTCCTCAGGGTGCTGCGTCATACGATGAAGACGCACAGGACAAGGGCTCCCAGCACAAGGTAGGAGGGGAGGTCCTCTCGGAGCTGGTCGAGGTCAGTCATGCATCTCCTCCAGCCGGCGAAGGGATTCGAGGGCGCGGCGCAGATCGGTGCGGAGGTTCTCTGCCTTCACAACCATGATGCGGTAGCGTTCCTCTTGCAGCTTGTCCCTCTTCTCGTACAGCCTGATCTGTTCCTTGAGGGTGTCGATCAGTAGGTAGAGAGTCTCGACGGTATCGTGCTGGTCTTGGGTACCCATCAGGCAATATCTCCGTTCACTCTCGCCTCTTCGTAGCATCCCTGGCAGGCCAGCCACTCGGTGACGCGAATCGAGCCGATCAGGACGAGGGACTCCATGTACTTAGTGGCAGGGTGCAGCTCGCACACCTCGCAGTAGATGACCTCGTCAGTCATGGGGTCGATGGCGTGGCCTTGGTCGTTCGTGAACTCGGGGGTGGTACTCACGACTTCACCTCCTGCTGATCGACAGGATGCTCCAGGGGGCAGCTGCTGATGTACAGGTGGTACTGGACGCGCATGGTGCCATCGCGCCGCCAGGATGTGCGCCACTCCTGGGCCGTGGCGTACCACTTGTAGTCGGAATCGGCTGCTCTCCGCTCGCAATACTGCTGGGCCTGCTTCATGTCGAGGAAGGCTCGGCGCACCACGGCGCGGGGGAGGTCCTCTCCTTTGTCGAGGGCATCCACGCACACGATCCATGCGGTGCGGGGGAGGGTGGGGATCAGGTGTTTAGTGGTACTCATGGCTGTCTAGTGCAGGCACCGTGCCTGCCGGGTGGCTGTCTGCGTCCCGGACACCCGCCGCACTCTGGGCTGGGTGTTTCGGCCCGACGCCTCGGGCCTCATCAGCGGGTCAGGTAGGGGTGCCCCACTCCTCGGAGCAGTCGGCGGGGTTGATGCCGTGGTCGGCGCAGTAGTCCTCGGTGGCCGCAGTGATGTAGGCCTGGATCGGACCCTCCCCGCGGCACAGCGGCACGCTGTCGATCACAAGGCCACGCTCGTCCCGGACCTCCAGCTCGTCCGGGGTATCGGCGTACCAGTAGAAGTAGACGGGCGCGGCATCGTGGTGGGTGCCGGGGAAGGGGTACAGGGTGAGGCAGAGGTTGGTACTCATGGCTGTCTGTTGGGTTGGCTGTCAGGTGCGGGACTGTCCCGCGAAGGTAGGGTCATTGTACTCCCCGACCAGACACCTGTCAAGTCGGGGAGTGTAAGCACTTTGTAAGATCACTCGGCCTCGGCGTACTCCGCCTTGCGGGCGGCGAGCGCAGCAGCCTTGTCTCCTCGGGCCAGGATGAGGGCCGCAGCCTTGGCTGCCTTGCCGGTGGCCTGCACGATCCACTTGGGGTTGTCCTTGAGCTGCTTCGCCCAGCTCGCAAGGTAGCTCGCGCTGTTATCCACCACCTCGGTGTGGATGCCAGCCTCGGAGGCCAGGAACAGGGCGGTGAACTCGGCCACCAGCTCCTCGAAGGCATAGATGTGGCCCCCGAATCCATCGGACTCGGTGATGCCCTTGCGGGCCAGCCGGTCAGCGTGCCCGGTGCTGTGGCCCAGCTCATGGAACACGGTGGTCCAGTAGTCGGACTCGGTGTTGAAGCTAGAGAGGGGCGGCACGGTCACCGAGTCCTTGCTCGGGCGGTAGAAGGCAGACGCCCCCTCCTCCTTGAAGGACGGCCCGAAGCCTCCCTCGATGTAGCCCTTGGCAATGGCCTCGGCCTGGGTGTTGGCTGCCTTGCAGTCCTCCTCGGTCCAGTCCTCGACGGTGGTGGGGACGCCGCACACGGTGGTGGGGAACCCGTTCGCCCAGTCAGCCTGGGTGGACTGGAACACGGTGAAGTGCCGCAGGAAGGGGATCAGCTTCTTCTCGCCGGTGACCTTGTCCTTGGTCGGGATCATCTTCCAGTAGGTCACGATGGTGCCCTTCTCACCCTTGCGGACCTGACCGCCGGCCTGCTGGATGGCCTTGTAGGTGCCCCACCAGCTCGGCTGTCCGCCGGCCAGAAGGTCGAGCCACCAAGCGTTGCCGCCTCGGTAGAGCTTGCCGGTGCTAAGGGAACGGGCTCCCGTGGTGGCGGTGTTGCCGACCCAGGTCTTCACCCAGGGGTTCACACCGGCTTCGAGGAGGGCGACGACCTGATCGGTCACGAGTTGGTAGGTGTCTTTGCGTTGCATGGCTGTCTGCGGGACTGTCCCCGCTAGGTGGGTGGAGTATACCACGCTGGACTACGGTGTCAAGCGGGCAGTGTATCCTGTTTGTAAAACCCGGACACCCCGGAGGGTGTTTCGTCCCCGGTCCTGGGACTCATCAGCGGGTGGCGGAGCTGACCCTGTAGGCCTTGCTGGGGCGCTTGCCGAATCCTACGGAGGGGTCATCATCGGACACCTCGACGGTGACGGTGACGCCCACGGTGTCCCCCACAGACCAGTCCCTCCAGCAGTCCTGGGGGATGGTCAGGTGGACCACGACCACGCCGGCCTCGGTCTGGACCTTGACGGTGCCACGCTTGCGGAGCCCGTAGGCGTTCGTGACCAATCGCTCCGATACCAGCTCACCCTCGACCACCTGCCGACCAGCGGTCAGGGTGCCACGGGGATCGGCGGCGGTCTGGGCCTCGGTGTGCAGCTTCCGCAGCAGGGTGAGCTGGGCCTCGCTCAGTCCCCAGCGGGCACCCTTGCCGACGAGATCCTGGGCGAGGCGGACACCGTGGTGGGAGATGCGGCTGG